CAATTAGTCCAAGAGGCTAACCAAACAGGTACTGCTGCTTCTTTCCAATCTGGAAACTCAGAAGCATGGGCAGGTGTTGCTCTTCCATTAGTACGAAGAGTATTTGGTGAAATCGTAGCTAAAGACCTTGTGTCTGTTCAGCCTATGAACTTACCTTCAGGCCTGATCTTTTACTTGGATTTCCAGTATGGTCAAGACCAACCAGGCTTTACGGCTGGTGATTCATTGTATGGTAGAAATAGCACAGAAGGTGTAGAAACTACTGACATCACTAAAGGTTTATATGGAGCAGGTAGATTTGGTTACTCAATCAATGAAACTTCTTCAGTATTACCTCAACAAGCTGGTGCCGCTAGCACAACTGCTGCTACCACAGCCTCTGCTGATTTTACAGGTATTTTAAACTTAGATACTGAATTCTCTGCTTCTAAAGTAGGAGACTTTGGTGCTATTGGTGGTAAAAAAGTAGTAACGTTATCTTTCCCAACTGCTTCGTTAGTTGATTTTGATCCTGAAGGTGTAAGAGCATTTAAAGTAACTGCTGCTAGTAACTTACCTGCTGCTAATACATTCCCACAATTTACTAGAATAAATGGTGGTCAAATTGAATTTGTAGTAGAACAAACTGCTGCAGATACTACTTTAGGTGATGTCACTGTTACTTACCAGAAGGGTCCAGATAACCTCAATGATAGAGGCGATTTTGAAGACCAAAATGGTGCTACTGACGGTGTTTCTGGCCTTGATATCCCTTCAATTGATGTTAAACTGAACAGTGATACTGTTACAGCGAAAACACGTAAATTAAAGGCTCAATGGACACCAGAATTCGCTCAAGACTTGAATGCTTACCACAGCATTGATGCTGAAGCGGAATTAACGTCTATTCTTTCTGAGTACATCTCAATGGAAATCGATCTCGAAATCCTTGATATGTTGATTAGAAATGCCGATACTACTGAAAGATGGAGTGCTAAAGTTGGTCGTGAAGTAAATTCAGCTGGTGCCTTTACTCAAGCTGCTGAGAACGAATACTACACTAAAATGTCTTGGTTCCAAACTTTAGGCATTAAGCTCCAGTCTGTTAGTAATAAAATTCACCAAAAGACTCTCCGTGGAGGTGCCAACTTTATGGTTGTTTCTCCAACGGTAAGTACAATCTTGGAATCAATTCCTGGATTCGCTGCTGACTCACCTGGTGACTCTAACAAGTACGCTATGGGTGTACAGAAGATAGGTGCTATTAACTCACGCTACACTGTTTATAAGAATCCTTACATGACAGAAAACGTGATTTTGATGGGTTACAAAGGAAACCAGTTCCTCGAAACAGGTGCTGTATTCGCTCCTTATATTCCATTAATTATGACACCACTTGTGTACGATCCAGTTTCCTTTACTCCGCGTAAAGGAATCATGACTCGTTACGCAAAGAAAATGGTTCGCCCAGATTTCTACGGAAAAGTCCTCTGTGCTGATCTTAACTTAGTATAATAGAGTTATTATTATAATAATAAGAAAGGGCCGCGAAAGCGGCCCTTTTTTATATGTATGATTGTATAAAACTTAACCCCTAAAAATTAAATATTATGGCTGAATTATCTAAAAAGATGTTAACATCAAAACATGTAACCAACAAGCAAACAAATTCCGCTTTTAAAAACCTGATTGATAGTGTGCAACTTTTATCCCCAGGAGAAAATACACTCCCTACTTCAGACCCAGCAGTAGCTGGAAATCTATTCATTACAGGTTCAGCAGGAGCTAATCTAGGCGACATTACAGGTAGTGGATTTGCATTACTTTGTGTATCACAAGGATAATATTTGTTTAAATTTAATTTAAAAAGCCGCGAAAGCGGCTTTTTTTTATATGTATAATAGACAAACGTTTTAAAAACTAATTAGCATGGCTAAAACAAATATTGAAAAAACCCCACCTAAAGGGGCAGTTAGGTTTTCTATTTCTCTTTCAGAAGAGCAAAAATTAGCTAAAGACCAAATTCTTCAACATCCTTTTAACTTTATTATTGGGAAAGCTGGTAGTGGAAAAACTTTATTAGCAGTGCAAGTAGCATTAGATATGTTTTTTAAACGAAACGTAAATAAAATTGTTATTACACGTCCTACTGTATCTAATGAAGATAATGGTTTTTTACCGGGTTCATTAGAAGAAAAATTAGAACCTTGGTTAATCCCCATTCGTTCAAATATGCGTAAAGTATATAATAAACCTGATATTTTAAGTAAAATGGAAAGTAATGAAGATATTGAATTAGTATCACTTACTCATTTTAGGGGAAGAACATTTGAAAATGCTGTGTGTATTATTGATGAATTCCAAAATTTATCCAAACAACAATTAAGTATGTGTTTATCTCGTTTAGGTAAAGGTTCAACAATGATATTCACTGGTGACAGCCAACAAATTGATTTAAAATTTAAAAACGATTCAGCTATACATGAGGTAGCTAAAGTTCAAGGATCAGATTTTGTAAATAAAACCATACTTAAAGAAAACCACAGACACGAAGCTTTAGATTCAATATTTGAGTTATTAAAAGATTACAGTTAATTGTATCTTTTTATATTTATAACCAAATACTAATATTTATGGCATCTATTACTATCTGGCCTGGCTCTGCTTCATTTTCTAATACAACAAACCCAACACCTTTTGGGTTTTACGATACTGATACAGATTTTACATCTTCTGCTGACCAAGTAGCAACATGGTGCGCACAAAGGTTAGGATACCCCATAGTAGATATCGAACTACAAGCGGTTAATTTCTTCACAGCGTTTGAAGAGGCTGTAACTACATATGCACAATATGTTTATCAATATAAAATAATTGAAAACATGGGATCCCTTGAAGGATCCACTACAGGTAGTAATTTAAATGACCAATATATCCAACCTAATTTAGGTAATACAATTGCTATTGCTGAACAATATGGAACTGAAGCAGGAACGGGTGGAAGTATAGAGTATAAAAAAGGCAATATAAGCATATCACAGGGTCAACAAGAATATTCACTCACAGATCTATGGACAAATATAAGTGAGTCGGGTAACCCCATAGAAATTAAAAAAATATACCACTATGCCCCACCAGCTATTTCAAGATATTTTGATCCTTATGCTGGTACAGGCACAGGTATTCAATCTTTAATGGAAACATTTGGGTTTGGTAATTACTCTCCTGGTGTAAACTTTATGTTAATGCCTACTTATTATGATGTTTTAAAAGTACAAGCAATCGAATTAAATGATCAAATTCGTAAATCAGCATATAGTTTTGAATTAATTAGTAATAGTAAATTAAAGCTATTTCCTATACCTAATAGGAATGAAACTTTATATTTCGATTATGTTGTTAAAGAAGACAGAAATAATCCTGTAAGAAATACTAGTAAAGGATTAGTTACTAATATATCTAATGTACCATATTCCAATATAAGTTATACTACTATTAATACCCCAGGAAGACAATGGATATTTAGGTATACACTAGCCCTTTCTAAAGAAATGCTTTCTAGTATTAGAGGTAAATATTCATCAGTTCCTATTCCAGGTTCTGAAATTACCACCAATGCCGGGGAATTAAGGAGTGAAGCAGCTAATGAAAAAACTGCACTTATTGATGAATTAAAAGCAATGCTTGAAGAATCATCAAGAGTTAAGTATATGGAAAGAGATGCCCAAATAGCACAAAATGCACAAGATACTTTTACAAAAGTTCCTTATCCAATATATATCTACTAATGATTAAACTAAAAAACATATTAGCTGAAGCCCTTAACATATATTCAGTAGATATCATAATAGTATCTGATAAAGATGCTAATATTACAGATGTATTTGATGGAATGAGAGCTATTAGACGTATTACTATTGTAAGGAGTAATACTTCAGATGAACGTGAAGCTAAAAACCGCAGTAGAACTGATGGTAAAGAAGTTCACACAGCAACAATTAAATTTGTAGCAGGTCAAGATCCTAAACAAGATTTAGAATTTTTTAAAACCACTATGTTACAAAGTGATAAAGGAGACCCTAACAAGAGAATCCCAGGTTTACGCCATGTAGTGTTTAAACCCGAATCTTTAACTAAATTATAATGCCATTATTTGGAGGAAATAGAGATATATCCCTATTCAGAACAATGAATAAAGAACTGATTAATGATATTATTCAGACTGAAATAGGCTTTTATAAATTTGTATTACAAGATTCTGATTCTAATATATATGGTGAATCAGAAAATAAAGTATATTATGAACCTATGTTGATTCCTTCTTTAATTACTAGAGAAGACCAAACATGGAATGAAACTGATTTTGGTCCTGACTCTACTCAACAAATGACATTTGCTTTTTTAAGAGCAACTTTAGTAGAAAAAAATTTAGTACCTGAAATTGGTGATATAGTATTATTTAATAATGATTATTTTGAATTTAATAATATTATAGAAAACCAATTCTTTTCAGGCAAAAATCCAGATTACTCAATGAATAAAGACACAGATAATTTTGGTGTTTCATTATCTATTATATGTAAATCTTCTAAAGTAAGAACAGAACAACTTAAAACAGTTCCATTAAAATCAGGAATATACCCATCTACAGTTAAAACTGAACAAACTATTGCTAATCCTAGGAATCAACTATATAGCTAATGAATAATAGAATAACAAAGAAGCCTAAAGTTAATAGACAATATCAATTATCTCAACAAGCTATAGTTGATAATGCAATAGACCAAGGGGGATCACCTGAAATCCCAGCACTTGCTTTGGGGCCAGACATTAGACCTAACCAAAATAGAGGCAACATAGTTAGTAAAAACGATTCAAAAACTAATTATAACTTTAATTTAGGATTAGAATCTATAGATGAGTCTATATTTTATTATTTTGAAAACATTATAAAACCCTCAGTTTTATCAAATGGGGATTTAATAGATGTACCCGTTATTTACGGTTCAGGAGAAAGATGGAAATTAGCTCAAAAAGATGGATTTTATAGAGATAAAAATGGTAAAATTCAAACACCCCTTGTTATGCTTAAAAGGGAAAGTATTGAAAAACGTAGAGATTTAGGAAACAAATTAGATGCTAATTCTCCCCAATTATATATTACCCACCAAGAAAAATATACTAGAAAAAATTCATATGATAGGTTTACATTATTAAATAATAGAATCCCTAAAAAAGAATTTACAGCTACGGTAGTACCTGATTACATTAATTTAACATATAATGGTATTATATGGACAGATTATATTTCCCAACTTAATAAAATCATTGAAGCAGTAAACTATGCTTCTGATTCATATTGGGGGGATCCCGAAAAATTTAAATTTATGGCTATGATAGATTCATTTAATAATATTAATGAATTATCAAATGATGATGGAAGAATAGTTAGAGCTAATTTTAGTTTAAAACTTCAAGGGTATATTGTTCCTGATAATGTTCAGAAAAAACTAAAAGAACAAAACACTAGATATTTTAGTAAAGCTCAAATTATTTTAAACCAGTCTACAACAATTATTGATGAACCTGGAAAGAAACTCCAATCTGTAAAATCCACAGGTGGAGGTGGGGGCAGTATTACTAAAACAACTATTAATAATACTAATGTAGGGCAAGATGATGATTGGACAACAACATCTGAACTTTTAGTTAATGGAAACAACAGAAACGTCCAAATTAATAATGCTTATTTAACAGTTGATATAGGAAATACTAAAACTGAAGATATTTTTATAATTAAAAAAAATAATGAAGCCCAACTTACAGTAAATAATAACGGAATTTTATCTTTAAAAAACTTTGATAGCTTTCCTGATGTAGTTCCTGAAGGAGGATTTTTAATAAAAAATAATGAGTTCTATGTAGGAGTTTGATATGTATTATAGAATAAAACTCCTAGTTATGTCTACATTTAAAGAAATAAAAAATAAACTAAAATTTACTCAAAACGATCACTTCCAGGATATTCCACCTTCACCAAAGGTTAAAGAAAAAACAACAGATCAAATATTTGAAATAGAAGAAGCACGATATATGTTAAATTTAATAGCAAATAGTGATTTTAAAGGACGTGATATACAAGTTGTATACGATATAGCTTTTAAGCTTCAAAATATTTTACAAACTATAAACGATTAAGATAAATGGCAAATTGGAAAAAAGTATTAGTCTCAGGCTCAGCAATTGAAGTCAGAAACATAACTGCTAGTGGCCTTCCCGAAAGTACTGCAGGCTCAGATAAAATAGTAGTAATTAATACTACAACAGGTCATTTATCATTTACATCTTCAGCTGCGGGTGGTGGTAGTGGAGTATTTGTAGACCAAGGGGATTTTGCTAATACCGGGGATGGCAATGAAAAAAGTATCTACATAACAGGATCTGTTTTACAATCCTCTCCGGATACAGCCCCTACTGAAATAAGAGGAGCCTCTTCTACAAATACAAATTATGCCCTAATTGTTAGCCAATCTGCATATTTTAGTAATCATAATGTTGGCCACCCAAATAATTTAGCCTGGCAATCTAATTTAGCAGGATCTATATTTAACAACTATGATGCTAATACTGATGTAGCAGAAATTTTAAGGACATTTGCAGGACTTATTAGTTCTTCTAATAGTGATTTAGTTGCTTCTCCTACTGCTTTAGCTACTAAATATACGGGATATAATAGTGAAGCTGAGTCACTACCTAGTGATAGTAGTACTTTTGATAATGTATTCCTTCCTGTAGGGTTTACTGAAGAAAATGCCGCTTACTTAAATTTAAAAGGATTTAATGGGGGTGCGGGTACAAGTATGTTTAGTGAAGTAGCTAGTTCAAATAGACGCACAGAAGTTACAACCGCTAATTATGGGGTTAGAATAGATTTATTAGGGGGTGGTGTTGCTGATACTGAATTTGATGCTGGATCTAATAGTAATAA